TCCATGGCTGCGAACCTTTTCCCGGCTTCGTATGCCTTCGGGATGTGCTCATCTACGACCGCGGACCCCCTCATATTCGCCTCCTGGTTGATCTCATCGATCGTCTCTGTGAGGTCCTTGGGGCTGATAGTCACAGGAGACTCCATGATCCTGAGGTCCGGGAGGCCCTCTTCCATGAGGTATGGCGGGGATCTCGAGGCCAGGACCTCGAGTGCCTGGGTCACGGCTTTCCTATAGAGACCCACGAGCCCGACCAGGTCCCGCTCATATTCCCGGGTGAGCCTTCGGGTCCCCGTGGGGTCCCAGAGGGCTGACTGACTATATCGTGTCCTTGCCATCCTTTACCTGATCCCCCTGGTCCTTATCCTGGTCTCCATTATCACCTGGTGGTGGTGGACTGGTCGGCTGCTTCTTCTTTTGTGATCCCGGGATCCAGAGGTTGTCCTCCTCCTCTTTCTCCTCGTACTGGCCCGGGTCGATGCTGAATGTCTCCTGGATATATCTCCTCGGGACGATCGAGAATGGATCGAGCGGGTTCGCCTTCATGAGAGCGGTGATCCATTCTGCCCTGTCCTTCTCGTCCTGGGGGTTCACGTCGTTAAAGACGATCTTCACTGCTCCGGGTTTTCCGGTGATCCGATCGATCACCTGCTGGTTATAGGCCCGGGCCACTACCTGCTGGAGGGCCGCGATCTTGTCATACCAGGCGGTCATCCGAACCTTGGCAGTCGCCTCGGTGGACCCTCTCCCGAGACCGAGCAGCTCCTCAGGTGTCCCCAGTGCGGTGCAAAGACGATCGATCGAGATGTTGTTATACATCTCTACCCCAGGGATTCCTTGAGTGTCGAGCTCGGTCACTTTAACCAGTGCATTTGTGATGTAGTCATGCTGGGGCTTGAGCTCCTGGATCTCCTTCCGGATGTCTTCGAGGATCTTCTTCGGAGGCTGCTTCTCGGGGGTTCCGACCATGATATGGTGGCGGGGGTGGCCATGGCGCTCGATTGCTGTGCTCGTCCCTTCAGACGTCCGCGTGTCCCGGAGGATCTCATCATACGCCCTCTCGATGAGGGAGAGGCCGTAGACAGACCCGGCGGTCTTGAAAATGGTCAGTTTCACAACTTCATTGGGTTTCAGAGAGACTGTCTTCTTATCGTTGCCCACGACCACTTCCTGGACGTATTCGGAGATCCTCCCCTTCATGTCATGCTTGAACCGGATGGTTGACGAGTCCAGTGTTATGATCGCCCCGAGTTTATCCCCCTTTCTTGTGGGGACGAGCTCCTGGATTGCATCTCCCATCACGAGTGCCTCGTCGATCGCCTCTCCCATGGCCCGGCCGAAACCGATCCGATCATCTGCCTCTTTCACCAGATTGACGAGGTTCTCGTCATCGCCCACGATCTTATACCCGTTCGAGAGGATGAAGAGGCGATAAGAGTCCAGGGCCTCGGCCACGATCCCGCCCTGCTTCTGGATGGTCCTCCACTTCCTCATCTGTTCGTCTGACCGTTCACGTGGGGAGAAGTAGTCCATCCCCTGGCCGCTGGCCCCGGCGGTATATGCCTTCGGCTCGGCGTCCTCGTCCTGGACCGGGGATCCCAGGCCCAGGCGTCTCTTTATATCTTCGATTATCGTCATGCCATCATCTCCTCCTGACTGGCGGTAGAGTCCAGACCATCTCCTCGCCCGGTTCCTGGAGGTCTCCCAGGTGGGTATGGATCGCGTATCTCATCGCGTCCATGAGGTGGTCTCTCCACTTCACCGGGTCCTCGAGGACCCGGCCGGCCTTGTCCTCCCTGTACTTATACCCACGGATCTCCCCGAGGAGGTTCACGCTCTCCGGATGGAGGTGGAGCCTATACCGTTTCACCCGGTCGATCCCAGCCCGGACGTTCTTCTGGGCCGGAATTGTGTTAAAACCAGCCCGGATGATCTCCTCGATCCTGTCCGGCTCGGCTGAGTCTGCATAGATCGGGGTCTCGTGATCGATCCCGAGATCCTTCATCCTCTCGATGAGCTGGGTGTTCGTAAGCTTCTCTTCATACAGGATCTCCTCGAGATAGATCTCTTGGTCCCGGATCCCGACCTTCACCAGGGCCGAGGGGTTGTTATACCCAAAGTCCAGGCCATAGCAGACGTCCTGGAACTTCTCGGGCCAGGCCGCCAACGTATCCACCTGGTAATGGGTATAGATGATATTCTTCAGGACCCCGGGCTCTCCGAGTGTATAGACCCGGTAATAGTTATCGTCAATCTCTTTCAGGGACTCGAGCTCCCTGCGATACTCGTCATCCAGGAATGGGTTATCCTGGTGAGTCGAATGGAGAACCGCTGCCCCTCCCTTATTCCCATAGACCATGTCGGTGATCAGCCAGTGGTACTGGTCCACGGGGTTAAATGTGAGATAGAGATGGTTCCCTGCAGGGCTGGGGAGCCTCAACCTGAGGTTGAGCTGGAGGAAGTCCTCCCGGGTGATCTCCGTGGCCTCCTCCACCCAGATCTGGGTCGCTTCATAGCTCTTGATCTTCTCCGGGTCGTCCAGGCCCTTGAAGAGGATCTCGTTCGTCTTCCACCGGATCAGCATCTCGGATTTGTTCCAGGTGTCCTGGTTCAGGGGGAATCCCACATCTTTCAGGAGGTCAAGCACGAGGCGATACGCAGTTATCCGGAGAGACGGGAGGGTCTTCCTGGTCACGAGCATCCGCTCGTTTGTTCCCTCGATGAGGTTCAAGACAAACCGCTGGGCCACGGCCCGGGACTTCCCTGACCCCGCCCCGCCATACGAGACTATGAACCTGGCGGCCTGGTTCTGATCTAAAAAATCCCAGTGTTTTCTGAGTTGGGTCATCTCTGGAACCATGGCCTATCACAATCTCCTGATAATGAACTCGATCGGGCCGCCATCCTCACCGGAGTGCTCGAGCTTGTCCCGCCATTCCTTTGGCTTCCGGTTCTTCAGCCAGAATATCTGGGCTGTGACGTCAGGGAGAACCTTCTTTGTGGTCTCCTCTATCCTCACGGACCCGTCTGGGTATGTGATGACTTTCTTCTCTACATACTCGAACCCGATTGCCCGCTCGTAGAGGGAGGCCTCCACCCGCGAGTCGGCCAGGACTTTTCCTTCACTGAAGGCCGTTCTAAATTCCTCGTGTTTCTTGACCCATTCTTTCAGGGTGGAGGTCGCGATCTTCAGGGCCTCGGCCATCTCCTCGTTTGTCTTCCCAAGCCTTGCCAGGGCGAGGACCTGGGCCGGGTGGCGGTCTGGGTCGTACTGGGTGGGCCGGCCCCGACCCCGGGGGTTCTTGATCATCCCACCACACTCATTCATGGCCCCTTTCTATGGAGGGTCCCAGATATGATCTTTAACTCGGCCAGGATCTCCTTCTGGAGATCAGCGATATAAAATAGGGCCTCCAGGGGATTGATCTCCCCCTCGAGCTTCACATTCATAATTCTGGCCAGATCTTCGGTGCATTGTTTCACCTGGGCTTGGAGGTCCTGGATGGCCTGGGTCGCCTGTGTGGTATCGGCCTCCACGATGATCTTCACCCGTTCGACCGGCCTGGGCTTCGGTGAGCCTTTTTTCTCCCCCATCCCACGGATAATAGCGAGGGCCTCCTCCATGGTCTTCCCCTGCTTGTTGATCAGATACCAGGCCCGGGAGTACCTGGGGTCATCTGCCTTGAATGGTATTCCCGATGATCGATTTTTTGTCATGAAGCCAGGAGTGGGGTGCTGACCCCCTTACAAGCTATAGTATCCAATCCTTTTTGCTGAGGTCGTACCGACTGATTGTGGCGCGTGTGTTTCATACAGGTGAAGGGACGAGTGTGTCACTAAACTCCTGGCAAGCCGGAGGCCGGAATCGAACCGGCATCCTCTTCCTCACAAGGGAAGCGCTCGGCCATGTTGAACTTCTCCGGCGTGCGAACGAAATGGGGGGATGATGGGGTTACTTCCCGTATCTCGCCCTCCAGGCCTTCGCGGCGTCCGAGTCTCCCATCAGGATCTCGATAACGTCTTTGTTCCCACTCCACACCTGGCCATTTGGAAATACCATCTGGTATACCCATTCGTCTGGTAGGTATGCCACGTCTGGGTTCGGGTTGAGGCGAACCTTGATCCCGTCCTTCTCATAGAGGACCGTCCCCCGGGGAGGTCCATTGGATGGGGCCACGGTTGCGGACCCTTTCTCCTTCTGTGGGTCCATCCCACTTGCTGTGGTTCCCTTGGTCTTCCCCTCCTGGGTAGTGTCCGGGATCTGGAGGCCGACCAGGTAGTTGTAGATCGCCTCGGAGAGCTTCGTCACTGTCGGTGAGAGTGTGAACTTAGCCCCCACGAACTTGATCAGGGACTCAGCGATGATGATGGCCCCGGCGCTGGCCTCCAGGATCCCGAGAAGGCTCTCTGTAGGGATGATCACCCCGTTCGTCAGGTAGTTCGCCAGACCGATCCCGCCGGCAAGCACCAGGGTCCCCCAGAACTTCGCGGGAGAGAACTCTTCACCTTTGAGGAGAGCTCTCCTTCGGTATATCAGCGAAGAATAGACGATCGCCATGACCATGGGGATACCCACGGACATGAGGATCTCGATAATCTCTGACATATGAAAATCTGGA